CATAACGGCTGCAAGCTTGGCGAGTGGACTACCTTCTACTGCTATACCGCTAATATCATTTGTTTTGAGCCAATCACAGGCTGCTTTTAAATCTTGAGTAGAAGCTTCGCCACTTTTGACCCGTTTTAGAAACTCAGTCGTGACAAGATTATGTAGCTCGTTAAATTGGTCTTCAGTGGCTCGTTTCTTCATTCTTTCATTCCTGGGAATAGATTACGTTTGACAATCTCTACGGCTTTATCGTCAATAGTGTTATCTGTTGACTTTGCGTATGCCTCAAGCAATTGAACAATTAAATTCTTAACTGCATTTGTAGAGAGGAATGTCATAAGGATTGGTTTAATGACTAGCATTTCCTTATCCCTCATCAGCCTTTACAAACTTTCCGTTTTCGTCTCTTTTCTTAGTAGACTTTTTCTTCTTTGCTTTAGCTTGTTCAGCTTCCATCTTTGCGATGGCATCGCTTAGTGTACTCATTTTGTTTGTTCTAAATAGTAGTTTCCTAATCCATCCAACAGGTCGTCTTTCACTATGGTTGGTAATGCAGCGATAGGAATTACATCACTACATATTGATTCAAACCTTGACCCTGGTCTCAGAGTAAAACCCCGTTGTTGAATTTTTGTACAGTTATTGATACGCACGAGTTCATAATCCAACCTTTGTTTCTCTAGTTGTTGCTTAGCTATATTTTTACATATATCTACTGTACGACCATTAAGAGGGATCATGAATGTCATCTGTACTCCCCAGTTTTGATTGATGGTATAAGACTCAGGATCATAAGGTCTTCCTTCGTTCCCTAAATAAAAAGGGGAGAGTGCCAACGTTGCTCCGTTGCACACAATCCCTCCTCCATATTGTTGTCTTGATACACTTGAATTATTCTGAAATTGCACTGCTTGATTAGTGACATTTCCAGTAGCAGCAGCTGAAGTCTGAGGATTTAAAACTGTTTCACCTTCAGCTAAAGCAGGACTCCCTATTGCGAGAAGACAGAGAGTGAAGTAGTTGTAGAGACTGTTTCGATGTCTCGAGTTAGGTTTGTCTCTTCTACTAAACCAGCTGCTCTTGTTACGATCTCTAGTTGGAACTGTTCCCCAGCATTTGTCACTGAGAATGTTGTACCAACGTCGTTTATACCCGCACTGGGTGTTACGTTTGTACCAGCCCAACTTGAATAATCTCCGCCATATACTTGTGTATGTGATACTTCTGTAATTTCTTGGGTGGTGTTAGTGGTGGATTGCATACTTCCTTGGGTGAAAGCAGGAGTAACAGTGGATGCTCTAACTGCAGACGGTGCTAGCAGTAGTAAAAGTAGTAAGTACTTCTTCATTTTGTGTCTTTTTTTTGATCTTTTTTACCGTTACCATTATTTGATGTAGACAATCCAAAAGTTGCGAGTGCTCCCGTGAAAATCGAGGCAGGGAACGTGATATCGCCACCTGGACTCTTCTTAAACATAGGTAGCTCAACATAATTCAAAGTAATGATAAATCCAGACCAAATGACAACCCCAAGACGCACCATTGCGCCTAAGATCACCATCTGTTCATCGTGATCATCCATACCTTCTTTTAATTTACTTAGAAGGTTCTTCGGCTTTTCCGTTGGAGTTTCCATTAAATTTCTTTTGGATTCTTGTTGCAATCTGTTTGATTATTGGCTTCATTACTTTTACTGTTTGTTTGAAAAGTGATGTCACCGTTAATGTAGCTATAACCGACACTGATGCTGTAGTTCCTGCAGTCACGAGTATTTCTTCTTTGGGAACTGGAAACTGCAGATCAGTGAATGGTATATCTATTCGTGTTACCTCAGCAGCCTGTGGCTTTTCTTTAGGTGGTTTACCTTCCTCTTTACGCTTCTCTGCCTGTTCTGTTAGCTCTTCCTGAGCAACCGTAGGAACACCCTGGGGTGGGGCTAAAACCCTTGGAGCTACAACCATAGGGCTATAGCTCGGCAGGTTAGCTGTAGGCTCGTTTAGGATTGGTCTAGGAAGGTTAATAGCGTTAGGTAGATTTATGCCAGAAGGTAAACTAAAGGAAGGTATTTCCACTACGCTATACGAGCTTTACCTGATGTAATTGCTGCATCTATTGCAGTAAAGTCTTCATTAGTCCATATAGAGGTTGTACCATCTTCCTTTTTATAAGCTTTGATAATTTCTAAATGATCAGTATTACGTTTAATACGATCTTTCCACTCTTGCTCAGTTTCGTTAGATGCCTTAGCAGTATCGTTATTTATTAAAGTTACGCTATCACCAGCTGCTTTAAAGATTTGAGCTACTTCATCTGTTGTTCTTTCAGCCATCAGTTTCCTCCGTTTCGGTTGATTCGTTAGTTTCTTTTGCTAGACGTTCTAACTCTTGAAGAGCACCATTAATTTCATTGATACGTGCAATTGCTTTTTCTCTTTCTTGTAGAAGTTCGTTTGCTCTTTCTTGTAGTTTTTCCATGTGTAAATAAGGGTGTTATGCTGCCTCTAGGGCTTTTACTTTTGCTGATAGTTCTTTAATGGCTTGGACCATTATTGGAATTAATTTACCTGGAGCAGCTTCTAGTTTTTCTGGATTTGTATCTAATACCAAATTAAGGTATTCAGCATTAAAGTCTTTTTGTGATTCCTGAAAATCCTGAGCTATAAAACCTGCTTCATAACTACCATCTTTTAATATTCCTTCTCTTGAATTCCATTTGAATTTTACTGGATTAAGAGCATTTATAAAGTTTAATCCTAAATCTAAAGTATTAATATCTGTCTTATCACGCCTATCAGATAAAGCAGTAATGCTTGTTACTTGACAACGTAAAGTTGATATATTTGCATCTCCTAAAGTTATTTCATTACTTACAGTTGCTGAACTAGCCGCTGCAAAAGTACCAAGAACTAAATTAGAAGCTCCAGTTGTGATATTATTTCCAGCTTCTCTACCTAGGCATGTATTATGATTTGAAGTTGTTATATTTGCACCAGCTGAATAACCAATACAAGTATTTAACTCTCCAGAGCTAATATCGTATCCTGCCTGATTACCAATTGCGATATTATTACCACCTGTAACATTACTACCAGAGCCACCAGCTAAAGCTTGATCTCCTATTGCTACATTATATGTACCAGTAGTAAGGTTAGTTGCTGCACTATTTCCTAAAATAGTGTTATTTGTACCAGTGGTTAAATTGTATCCAGCACTTCTACCTAGAATATTATTGTAACCACCTGTCGTTGCGTTATTTGCCGCTGAACGTCCTATAGCTATATTGTCTGTACCAGAGGTTAAAGCGTCAAACGTTTCTTTACCTATTCCAATATTATAGTTACCTGTACATGTACCACCAAAACTGTCTTCTCCTATTGCAATATTATAGTTACCTGATGAAAGAGAATAACCAGCAGCTTTTCCAATAAATGTATTATCCTCTCCAGAGCTAAGAGAATAACCAGCAAAAGCACCAACAGCCGTATTATCACCTGCTGAACTATTTAACATCCTTAAAGCTCGATAACCAATTGCTGTATTCATGCTAACGGAAGCACCGCCTCCACCCTTCATAGCTTCATAACCGAAGGCTGTGTTGTAGGTACTATTTGCGTCAAAAAAGTCTCCTGCGTCTGTTCCTCCTACTGTGTTGAGTTGTGCATCACTAGAAACACCACCAGCAACAGCAGCCCATGTAGCACCACCAGATGCCATGGTTAACACAGTACCGTTAGCTGGAGTACCACCGTTATCTGCTAATTCAAAGTTAATCCCTGGAATACGGAACTTAGTAATATTTGTATCGCCTAAAGTTATTTCATTTGAAACAGTTGCCGATGAAGATGTCACTCCGTGACCAATTAAAATATTATTAGAACCTGTTGTTAAATTAGTTGTTCCATCGTATCCAGAGTTGTAACCTATACAAGTATTGCTTCCACCAGTAGTAATTTCCATGCCTGCCTGTCCACCTAGACAGGTGTTTTTTTCAGAAGTTGTAATTTTTTGACCAGCAAAAGCACCAAAAAATGCGTTATAAGAACCAGTAGTTACATCATTACCTGCATATCTTCCTACGAAAGTACTGTTATTTGCTGTAGTTAAGTACTCACCAGCTATAGTACCAACAGCAACATTATCTGAACCACTAGTTAAATAATATAATGCACTATTTCCTATGGCAAGGTTATCATTACCAGTAACACTACCTTGACTCATACTCCATGGTCCAATGGATATGTTTCTAGAACCAGTTGTTATTTTTTTTCCAGCTGAAGAACTTAAACCTAAATTGTATGATCCAGTGGTTACATGACTTAAAGCCCAATCACTTATTCCAATGTTGTAATCACCAGTAGTTGTATATAGACCAGCTCTATATCCTAAAAAAGTATTATAATAACCTCCAGAAGCTAAAGAATATCCTGCTTGGTTTCCAAGAGAAATATTTTGTCCACCACCGCTACTATTACCAGAAGTCGCAGTATATAAATTAGAATCTGTGCTATCCCAAGTAGTACCACCACCAGCAGCCGCCCACGATCCATCACCCCTCAAGAAAGTTGATGATGAAGCTGTACCGCTACCAAGTCTCGCTGTTGCGACTGTTCCAGATGAAATATTACTTGCATTTAATGTAGTTAAAGAAGCACCCGAACCACTAAAGGTAGTAGCTGTAGCTGTTCCTGTTATTGTTACTCCAGTATTTGAAGTTTCAATTCGTTTTGTTCCATCATAATATAATTCTGTAGCTCCATTTTCAGTAGCCTTTATATATTTTTCTCCTGTTGTATAAGCTCTTATTTCTATACCACCATTTAATGCCATAAGCATGGCATTGCCTGAAGTATCTAATATTGTTGGAGCATCATTAGCTCCATCTCCTTTGTAGATTTGGAAAGTTGAATTAAATCTAATTGAAGCCCAACCATCAAACGCAAGAGCACTAGCTGAAGCATCCCAAACTGCGTCTTTTGCTCCACCCATACCACCAGTTCCAACAAAAGTTATATCTGTACCATCTGTTGTTAATGCACTAATACCACCAAATGAACCAGAGCTATTATATTGTAGTTGTGTATTAGATCCACCGGGACTAGCTGATATATCAGCCCAAGTTAAACCACCTGTATTTCCTGATTGAGCTGTTAAAGCATAACCATTAGTAGGTGAATTAGATACTTTTAAATTAGCTTCATCAACTACGTTATCTGCAATAACAGTAGCACCGTCACCAGTAGATGTTACTTCTCCACTATGGTTTGGGTGTGTATATGCAGATGGTATGGTTGGTTTATTAAGGATGACAGCATCACCAGAACTAGCGTTCCAATCACTCTGTACGTTCTGATCAGCACTAGCAGCTATACCACTAAGTTTAGTCTTCTCAGCATCCGTATAAGCGTTGGTATCACTTTCTGCTTCATAAGCTGTCTTTATCTGTGCTCCAGTCATATCTGCCGTAGCATTCGACTCTATTCCGTCTAACTTTGTACCATCAGCAGATACGTCTCTACCATCAACTGTTTGGCTACCAGAGAAGGTAATGTTACCTGTCATCTGTCCACCAGACTTAGCTAGTAAATCACCTGTAGCTGTTACACCACCTTGCCAAGCTGAACCGTTATAAACTCTTAACTCATTAGAAGTAGTATTAAAGACTAAATCACCAGTATGTAGATGTGAGGATGGATCTGAAGAACTTATCCTATAGACATCTGAAAAGTCATTAACACTACTGATGTTTGTAGCAACAGTATTAACATTAGCTATTGATCCAGCAGTGGTATTAACATTAGTAATAGCACCAGCAACAGTATTTATATTACTGGAGTTTGAGTTAACAGCATTAATGTTTGTTTCATTACCAGCAACAGAAGTTACGTTAGAACTAATACCAGCAACTGTTGTTACGTTGCTATTATTTCCAGCAACAGTATTGATGTTGGTATTATTACCTGCAACGGTATTGATATTTGTAGCGTTGTTAGCAACTGCGTTGATGTTGGTAATATTACCTGCAACTGTTGTTACTTCAGTAGCTTTAGGTACTAGTCTATGAAATGTATAGGTGTTAAGTGTAGATGTTGTCTCTACAATCATTCCATAAGTAGCATTATACGTTGTACTATTGGCTAAACCATTAATGGTGACTGTTGAGTTACCGACAGTACCGTTAGCAATTGTTGCCACTCCTGATCCATTGGAGGTAATGTTGCTGCTGAGAGCTTTAATAGATACAAGAGTTCCAGCGCCGTTATTAACGTCAGGGTTAGTGTTAGGAAAAGATGTTTCATTATCTATGGGTACAAAACCACCTACATCATCTACTAGGTCTGTTATACGAGCATCTATAGCTGCTGTAGTGGCTATCTTATTATCAGCTGCAGACCAAGCCTCACCTGATGCTATCTCACCCGCACTTCCTAACTTATAGAAATTAGCGTCTACTTCAGTTTCAGTATAATACCTGTTATCCAGCTGACCTGCATTTAACTCAGTCTCCGTGTAATAACGATTATCTAGTTGACCTGCATTTAATTCAGTCTCCGTATAATACCTACCATCTAGATCCGTAGATCCAACAGAGGTTACGTGACCTTGAGCTGTAACGGTGATGTCCTGTAAAACATTTCCATTACTATTATTTACAGTTGAGTCAGCTCCAGTAACGTTGTGGCTGATCGTAACCTGACCACTTGACGCACTCTTAGCAAGATCAGTACCAACTAGTACATCACCTTCTATAGCTGTATCAACCTTGCTATCTATACGTGCATCAATAGCACCTGATGTAGCAATGGTTGTGTTATTACCTGTCCAAGTTTCTGAACTTGTATAGGTATCTGTTGTTATATCCCAAGTATTAGTATCGACATATGTCTTGTTTACTCCATCTGTACCAGCTGTAGGTGTACCTAAATTAGTAATTTTATTATTACCAATATCTAAGTCACCTTGCATAGCATCATCACCTAGTGTGGTAAATGCAAAGGCATCAACCTCTTGAGCTGTATAAAGGATCTGGTCAAAGTCATTATTCAGATCCTCTGCTTTAATTGCAGATCCAGGGTAGAATGTAGCTTTCTTAGCATCGTTATTCGTATCCCTGAATATTAGTATCGTAGAACCGTTAGATGGAGCCGTATTGAATTGAAGTGTTGTGGCTGTAGGAAGTGTATATGAAGTTGTGTTTTGGGTTGTACCGTTAACTTTTACCTTAACGTCAGCCGTGTTTAAATATGGAAATGTAAATGAATAGGTCGTTGTTGACCCATTCCCTGTGTATGAATTTGAGACTACTGCCATTTTTGTTCATTGTTATATTGCTTGGGTGATTTATTTAAGTTTATACGACTCTTTGAATTTCTTAATTTGTTTATTTATCTCATTTGCTTTTTTATTATCACCAATTGAGCGTTGACGTGCTTCAAAGGTTTCTAAGTCTTTGAGTTTCTCAAGTCTTCTAATCTTATCGTGTGTAGAATTATCTTTTCTAGTCTTCTCCCATGCATACTTCTTAGCACCATTAAATAGTTTTCTAATCTGTTGACCATGGAAGGTACTACGGACATTGTACTGTCTACCAGCTTTCTTATCATTCTCCATATCAACTATAGATTGAATGATAAGAGGATTTTTGAATAGTAATTCTAATTCTTGCTCTAAGTTAACTAGACCGTTTGGACTGTATTCATGTATATAGCTTTGGAATCTAGATCTTAAGTCTGGATAATGTTTTAATGACATACCATTCTTAGGAGCTGTCATAAACGTTTCCTTTAAATCAATTCCACTTCTCATTAACCATTGTCTAGCTGGAGTAGGAGCAGTGTTGATGTTAAAAGGTAACATGGTATTAACCATTCTTGTTGACCAATCCCAATTCCTTATACGACTTCCATCTAGTAAATCCATCTTATAAGGAAGTAATTGACCATCAGAGATCGCATCAGCCCATAAGTTTCTATTACCTATACTTTGTAAGAATCCAGCATTCAATTCTCTCATACCAGGACTTAGAGCTT